GCCGTCGCTCGGTGGTCCCATTCGCCGCGACCACACGTTCTTCTTTCTTGCCTACGAGCGGCTGGTGTTGCGCGGGCCGTACGTGTGGCAGCAACCCGTGCCGACGCTTTCCGAGCGGCAGACGGCGCCGACTTGGGCTCAGCCGGCGCTCGACCTGTTTCCCGCGCCCAACGGCGCGGCGCTGGGCAATGGACTGGCCCAATGGAACGGCCGCAACATCCGGCCATCCAGCCTGAATTCGGGGCTCGTGCGCATCGACCAGGCCATCACCTCCCGCGGCACGTTTTTCGGGCGGTATAACGATTCCCCCTCCGCCAACGAATTCGGCAGCACGCAGGTGAACCGGCTGGACTTGCGCTTCCAGAGTCTCACCATGGGATTGAACGTGCGTCCGGCGGCCAAGGCGGCGCTGGATTTTCGGGTCAACGAATCGCAGGCCAGCGCCCAATCGACCTGGACCCAGGCGGGGGCGTCGAGCCCCGCCGGATGCGCGCTCGAATCGCTGACTTCTTATTTTTTCGGCGGCCAGATTCCGTGCGATTCCCTGGTGCGATTTGCGATCAGCGGAGTAGGGCAGGTGGTCTCCGGCAGCGAGGGGGTCCGCCGGCAGCGCCAGTTCCAGCTTCTGCAATCGGCCTCGCTGAATGAAGGCCGGCATGCGCTGCGGTTCGGCTTCGATTACCGGCGCATTGTGCCGATTCGCCGCGACGCGACGGGGACCCTGAGCGTGATCGCGGACGACATGGCGGCGCTCACGAGCTCGGCCAATCTTTGGACTGCCAGGTCGGCGGCGCTGAGCGAGTCGTCGGTTGTGACGGAGTGGGCGCTGTGGGCGCAGGATACCTGGCAGGTCTCGCGGCGCCTGACGGTTACCCCGGGGCTCCGCTGGGAATTCAGCCCGCCGCCGGTGACCAGCAGCCCGGTATACTTTTACGACCCGGTTAACGACGACGTGACGCAGGAGCAGCAGCCGCTCTGGCCGGCCTTCTATCGGAACTTCGCGCCGCGTCTGGGCGCCGCTTACCAATTGAGCAACGATGGCCGGACGGTGCTGCGCGCCGCCGCCGGACTGTTTTACGATTCCAGTCTGAGCATCGCCACCGATCTGATCAACGGCGGCCCATTGAGCATCTCGTCGTTCGTCAGCGAGATGTACGCCCCGATTTCCGCGCAGTTGACCTACGGCTTGATGCCCGGTCTGCGCATGCCGCGGCTGCGGCAATGGAATGTGTCGCTGGACCACGCCTTCGGCTCGCGCGACGTGGTGTCACTGGGTTACGTGGCGTCTACCGGCGACCGCCTGCTCCGCCGGGAAATCGGCGGCGCCGGCAACACTCCGACCTTCCTGGCGGCGCTGACCACCAATAACGGCCGGTCCGATTACCAGGGCCTCCAGGTGCAGTACCGGAGGCGCGTCGTCGAGGGCTTCCAGGCGCTAGCTTCGTACGCCTGGTCCCACTCCATCGACGACGATTCGAGCGATTCCTTCCTGGTGTGGGCCGGTGCCGGGGCGAGCGCGGCCGGCGACCGCGGATCTTCCGATTTCGACTTGCGCCACTCGTTCACGGCCGCACTGACCTACGAGTTTCCGGCCCGCACGGCGGGCGCCGGGCGGCTTCTCAACGGCTGGGCGCTGGACGCCATGCTGCGCGTCCGGACGGGCTTTCCCATCACGGTGCTGGAGGACGACCAATACATGGGGATCGCGCTCGCCAATGCCTTCCGCCCGGACCTGGTGGCGGGCGAGCCGGTGTGGACGGCGGACTCCAACGCGCCGGGAGGAAAGCGCCTCAACCCATCTGCATTCAGTTCCACTCCGTCCGGCATTCAAGGCGACCTGGGACGCAATGCCATCACGGGATTCGGCATGTCGCAAGTGGATCTGGCCGTGCGGCGCGAGTTTCGCGTGGGCGAGCGGTGTACGCTTCAGTTCCGGCTGGAGGCATTCAACGGTCTCAACGAGGCGAGTTTTGCGGACCCGGTGAGATTCATGAGCAGCCCCATGTTCGGCCAATCCACATCCATGTTGAACCTGATGCTGGGTAGCGGCAGCCCCGGCAGCGGCTTGGCGCCGATTCTCGAAACTGGCGGCGCCCGATCATTCCAGGCGGCTCTGCGGTTTTACTTTTGAGTGGAGCGGCCGTGCTAGAATCATGATGTTCCGCAATATCGGGCCGTGGCGCAGCCTGGCTAGCGCGCTTGCTTGGGGTGCAAGAGGTCCCGAGTTCAAATCTCGGCGGCCCGACCAAATTCCTCAAAGACTTACAGGCCCCCAACCCCAAGGGGCCTCGTCAACTGGGTCCAAACTGGGTCCAATTCCAAACTACTTCGCCACGGTAGCCGTGGTATCCATGGGACTCGTGTTGGCTTGTACTCCGTATCGCGAGACGGAGACAACATCGTTTTTCCCTATACATGCAGAATCGGACCATCGCCCCCACGGGGCCCATCCGCCGCCGTGATTAACTGGTAGCCGAGGTATAGATGGGCCGCATCCTGAGCGATTCGTCTGTCTCGCGAGACGAAGTCAATTGCTTGCAAAATGCCCGCATGAGTCCCATGGCTACCGTGGCCTTGAAACAGCGCGGCTGCGATTTGTTTTCTTCTTGACGCTCCCACCACGCCGTGTTAGAGATTGAATAGAACGCTTCCACAGCATTCTCCCAGAGGCACGCGGGCCTCTCGAAACTACCGCACCCCCACCACCGAGCGACGGGACACTCGTAAAACTCCTTCCCTTCCGTGCCGCACCCGAAGTGTGCCTAATGAAGCACGCCGACCAGATCCCCTACTACGCTCCCGATGGAACCTCGCTGGGCTTTCGTGCGCTCGCGGCCGCGAAACGTCTCATCGCCGGCGGGTTCGTAAAGCCGTCCTACGGGCGCAAGGGGCATCTGAAGGCGATTTGGCTTCGACGGGAAGACGGCAGCAATCCTGTGGAGACGCGCGCGTCCACCGGCACGCGATACAGCTTCCTCGAAAACCTTGATCATGGCCGGTGCTGGAAGCTTCGGCGGCTGGACCGCAAGGACGAGGACGGTGTTGATTTCTCCACGCGCGGCATCTTCACGCAAGTACTGGCGGACTGCCTGGTCACATGAAACGCCCACGGCGCAGAATCGGCGGACGGTTCGTGGCCTGGGTTCGCGGCGCGTTCGTTCGCCATGGCGAGCGCCGGCCGCCGGTTAAAGCCATAGGTACTTCCTGGCGCGCGGCGGCGGCGCGTTGAAGAGTAGCGCAACTTCGCTAGCGTCAGCCGAAAAAAGAGGTGGTCGGTGGTCACTCGCACGCGCACCCGTGGCGGCCGAACGCCAGCCTGGTAGGACAGGCCAACCCGCCGCGAACGGGCGCAACGTGGGCCAACGGTGCGCGAAGGGGCGGCAAATGACCGCGACTCCAGTGATCCAAGAACCTGCTTCCATTACGCCGGCTTTGGCGCGGCGCATCGAGATCTGGCCTGTGGATCGCCTGGTGCCATATTCGCGGAACGCGCGTACCCATTCGGCGGAACAAGTGGCCCAGATCGCAGCTTCGATTGTGGAATTCGGATTCAACGCGCCTATCCTTGTGGACAGCAACGCCGGAATCGTCGCCGGCCATGGCCGATTGCTGGCGGCGCGCAAGCTGGGCCTGCCGGAAGTGCCGGTGGTGGTGCTCGACCATCTGACCGAAACGCAGAGGCGCGCGTACATCATCGCCGACAACAAGCTTTCGGAGAACGCGGGGTGGGATGAGGAGATCCTGGCCGCAGAACTCGCCCATCTCGAGCGAGACGGCCTTGATTTGAAACTCGTGGGCTTCTCCGACGACGAGTTGGAGGCGCTGCTCGCGAACGACGGCGAGGATTCAGCGCCGGAAGAGGAACAGCCGCTTGCGGAACCGCCCGCTCAGCCGGTCACGCGACCCGGTGACGTGTGGTTGATCGGAAGACATCGGCTGATTTGCGGGGACTGCCGTGACCTGGGAGTGGTCGGCAAGGTCCTGGGCGGGACGCATGCGAACGTGGTGATCACCTCGCCGCCCTACGCCACGCAGCGTGAATACGATCCCGCCAGCGGCTTCAAACCGGTTCCGCCGGAAGAGTATGTCGATTGGTTTCGAGACGTCGCGACCAATGTCCAGGCGATCCTGGCGCCCGGTGGCTCTTACTTCCTCAACCTCAAGGAGCACGCCGAAGACGGCGAACGCAGCTTGTACGTGAAGGATCTAGTCCTCGCGCACAAGCGGCAGTGGGGCTGGCGCTTCGTCGATGAATTCTGTTGGCGGAAGACGGACAACGGCGTGCCCGGCGGCTGGGGTAATCGCTTCAAGAACGCGTGGGAACCGGTGTTCCACTTCTCGCGCCAAGCCGAGATCAAGTTTCGGCCGGAAGCAGTCGGCCACGCGTCGGAAGACTGCTTTGACTACTCGCCCAACAACCCGAAGTCGACATCGGGCAGCGGGCTGCTAGGGACGGGACCGCGCGGCGCCGCAGCCGATGGCGGAAAGAATCGGGATGCGTGGAGAGCAAGCCGCAACAGTCTCTCGGATTCCAATGGCCGATACGAGGGGCTCGCGCGCCCGAGCAACGTGATCGAGGCGAGAACCGAGTCCAGCCAGGGATCGCATTCGGCTCCCTTCCCTCGTGGGCTGGTCGAGTTCTTCGTCAAGGCCTTCACGGACGCTGGGGACGTCGTGTTCGATCCCTTCCTCGGCAGCGGGACCTCGATTGCCGCGGCAGAAGCGCTTCACCGGACCGGATACGGAGTGGAGATTTCGCCGGCCTACTGCGACGTGATCATCCGCCGCATCACGCACCTCAGCGGCGAGACGGCTGTGCTCGCGGAAACCGGCGAGGCCTTCGCCGCAGTTGCAAAAGCGCGTGGCATCGACGCCGAGCAAGCGCTGAACCCGAAGCAGCAAGACTCCCGCGCAATCAAGCACCACGGGCCGAACCCGCATTACGGGCCCAAACGCAAGGCTTCGTAGCACGTTTCAAAGCGGCCCGGCGCTCCGGGCTGCATGACTGAAACCTCCTAACTTCAACCGAAAGGAACTCCCGTATGGCAGAAACCAATCCCAATCTTTCCCCCTGCGTCACCCATCAGCCGAGCTTGCTGGGCGGCGCGGAAAACATCAAGCTGCTCTTCGACGAAGAGCTGGACAACCGCCGCGAGTCTCTGGCGCGGATGCGCGCCTGGGAAGCGATCTCGCTCGACATGGCGCAGACCGCTTCGCGGCGCGCGCAGAACGCGGCGACTTTCGATCACGCCGTCAACGCCGGTCTGGTACTCTCCGGCCAGGTCGGTACGACCGAGGGCCAGCAGACCGTGTCGCCCGCCGGAACCGCCGCGAGCGAAACCACCAAGGGCGCGGTTGCCGCCGCAGGCGCGGGTGAGGCGATCAGCGCCGAGGGCGTGACGGCCAACGTGGTGAACCTGTTCACGTCGCTGACTCCGGTGATCGCCAGCTCGTTGGCAACCGCCATCTCGCAGACTATCGCGGCGCTCGTGCCGGTGGTGGTCACGGCGTCGGGTGGCGCCTCGACCCCTTCCCAGACGGAGGCGAAGCCGGCGGCGGCCTAAAGCTCCCATACGGGAGGGCCCTGCAAGGGGTGGTGGTGGAACCCTCCGATTCCAACGCCGCCCCGTGGGGCTTTCCCAATGGTCGATCAGAAAGGAAAACGACGATGAACTTCTTGCAGATCCTTCAGACGATTCTCAGCGTGGCACCTTCGGGCATCCAGTTGACACAGGAGGTGGTGGCGCTTGTGCAGGCCATCGAAGCCGCGTTCTCTGCCGGCCAGACGCCGGCATCGCATCAGGAGGCCGTTGCGACGGCTCTTGGCGCGCACCTCGCAAAGCAGTAGGCCCATGAAGACCGCGCGGGACCGAGCCACGGGTACAGCGAGTTCGTCGAATCCCGAACTCTTCCTGCGCGATCTCGCGGTTCAGCGATGGCCGATCGACAAACTGATTCCCTACGCCCGCAACGCCCGTACCCATTCGGACGAGCAGGTCGCGCAGGTGGCGGCCAGCATCATCGAGTTCGGCTGGACGAATCCGATCTTAGTCGGCGCGGACGGAGTGATCATCGCCGGCCACGCGCGGCTGGCGGCGGCCAGGAAGCTGAAGCTAACCGAGGTGCCGGTAATCGTTCTGGACCACCTGACGCCAACGCAACGCAGGGCCCTGGTGCTGGCTGACAACCGGCTGGCACTCAGCGCCGGATGGGACGAAAAGATGCTCCGCGTGGAATTGGAGTCGCTCGAGGAGGATGGCTTCGACCTCGACCTGGTTGGATTCACCGATGAGGAGGTTGAAGAGCTTCTGCGCGATCCGGAGGAGTCCTATGTTGGACTGACCGACGACGATGCGATTCCCGAAGAGGAGGAGCACGCGGTTACCGTGCGCGGAGACGTCTGGCTGATGGGCGAGCACCGGCTGCTGTGCGGCGATGCGACCAGCATGGATGCGGTCCAGGCCGTTCTCTCTGGCGGCTTGGTCGACATGGTCTTTACGGACCCGCCGTACAACGTCGATTACGAAGGCAAGACGGCGAAGAAGCTCAAGATCGGCAACGACACGCTGGGCGGCAAGTTCTATGAGTTCCTGCGGGATGCATGCGTGAACGTGCTGGCGGTAACGAAGGGCGCCATCTACATCTGCATGTCGTCGTCGGAGTTGCACACGCTCCACCAGGCATTCACCGATGCCGGCGGCTACTGGTCCACGTTCGTGATCTGGGCGAAGCACCATTTCACTTTGGGCCGGTCCGATTACCAGCGGCAGTACGAACCGATTCTCTATGGTTGGCGAAAGGGCACGGATCACTTCTGGTGCGGTGCGCGGGACCAGGGGGATATCTGGTTCATCAAGAGGCCAGCGTCAAGCCAAGCCCATCCGACCATGAAGCCGGTGGAATTGGTGGAGCGCGCGATCCGCAACAGCAGCAAGACGCGTGACACTATCCTCGATCCGTTCGGCGGATCGGGCACGACCATGATCGCGTGTGAGAAGTCGGGACGCCAGGCGCGGCTGATCGAGTTGGAGCCAAAGTATTGCGATGTGATTGTTCGTCGCTGGCAAGCGTTCACGGGACGAGAAGCGAAGCTTGAGTCCGACGGGAAGAGCTACCGCGAGGTCGCCGGAGCGCGAAGCGCAGTGGCAGCGTGAAGTGGACCGTTGCCGCGCCGAAATCGCGGCTACCGAAGCGTTGCTACTCGCCGGCCATCCCGACATCGAAGGCCTTTGCATGGCTCTGGCAGACTGGTCGGCCGAGTTGAGAATTCTTGAGCGCGTCGGCGATGAATGATCCAATCCTGCAAGTGCTCGTGCCCGTGGTCGGGTTGGTGTCCGGCCTGATCGCCACCTACGTGAGCCTCCAGAACCGGGCATTACTGGCGGAAGTCCGGAAGGAGATCGCGGAGTTGGAAAACCGCATCATCACCAGGATCAATGGGACGTACGTTCGCGCTGGTGAGTGCCACCTACGTGAAGAGCTGGTGGCCGAAAGGATCAACGCGCTGGCGGCGGGAGTTCACAAAGTAGAACCGCCGCCGGATCGTTAAACCCGGCGGCGGTTGGGTGATGCAGGTGGGTGGTTGCTACTTGGTGCTTTTGTAGACGCGGTCGCCAGCTTCGTTCTTCGAGGACTCGATCTTGACGTTGTGCTTCTTGCCGGCGGTGCTGATGAATCCGCGCACGCTGTGGGCCTGCCAGTCGGTGGCCTTCATGATCTCGGCGAGGGTCGCGCCCTTCGCGCGTGAGATCATGTCCAGGATTTTCGCGCCCTTGCTCTCGGCGCGGGGGGCGGTGGCCTTGGCAGGGCGTTCGGGCTTCGCGGCCTTCTTGCTGGCCTTGGCTTCCTTTTTGGGCGCGGCGGCCTTGGCGCTTTTCTTGGCTTTGGGCGCGCCCTTCTTCTGGCTGGCACCCTTCTTCGAGGGGGCCTTCTCCGGCGCAACGTTCGCGCCCTGTTCCGCAACGGCGGCGGCTTTGTCGTTGGTTTCTGCGTTCGTCATGGTGTTTCTGGTCATCCTTTTCTGCGCTTGCTTCGCGCATGACGATTCATCACTCCGGTGCGCCGGAAAGGCAAGGGAAAAGTGACCGGTTCCTCGACGATTGGCCGGGAGGCGAACACATGGCGATCCTGAGCCAACGGGCCTACGCGCGCCATCGCGGAGTCGCGGTATCGGCGGTTCAGAAGGCCATCGAGACGGGACGCATCTCGACGCAGCCAGACGGACAAATCGATTCGGAACAGGCCGATGTCGAGTGGGAGCAGAACACCACGCGGCACGCGCCACCCATCGCCACGCGTGGGCAGGAGGACGATGATGTCTCGATCTTCGGCGCTTCGCAGTACGCGAAGGCGCGCGCCGTGCGGGAACATTACCAGGCGCGGCTCGCCAAGATCGAATACGAAGAGCGCGTGGCGACGCTGGTCCCCAAAGACCAGGTCCAGGTCGCCGCGTTCAACAAATTCCGGCAGTTCCGCGATCACATGCTGAACATCCCGGATCGCGTGGCGGCGATGGTGGCGGCCGAAACCGAAGCCGCGAAGTGTTACGAGGTCCTGGCCAACGAGATCCGCAGGGCGCTGAATGAGTTTGCAGACTCCAACGGCTGAAGAGATCTACTCAGCAGCGGCGGCAGCCGGCGCACGGCCGGACCCGATGCTGACGATCTCGCAGTGGGCTGACAAGTACCGCTCGCTATCGCAGCGGGCCTCGGCTGAGTCAGGCCCCTGGCGCACGGATCGCACACCGTATCTGCGCGAGATCATGGACTGCCTTTCGCCGTCCTCGCCCGTGGAGCGAACGGTCTTCATGAAAGGCGCGCAGATCGGGGGGACGGAGTGCGGCAACAACTGGATCGGCTATGTGATCCACCAGGCGCCCGGCCCCATGATGGCCATCCAGCCCACGGTGGAGATGGCCAAGCGCAACTCGAAGCAGCGCATCGATCCGCTGATCGAAGAGTCAGAGGTCCTGCGAGCGTTGGTGAGCGATCCGCGGTCACGCGACTCCGGGAACACTGTTCTCTCGAAGGAGTTTCCTGGCGGCGTCCTGGTGATGACGGGCGCAAACTCCGCGGTTGGCCTGCGGTCGATGGCGGCGCGGTATCTGTTCCTGGACGAGGTCGACGGGTATCCCGGCGATGTGGAAGGCGAGGGCGATCCCGTCAACCTGGCCACCGCCCGCACCAGAACGTTCGCGCGCCGCAAGATCTTCATGTGCTCGACGCCGAAGATCACGGGCATGTCCCGGATCGAGGCGGCCTATGAGGAGAGCGACAAACGGTTGTACTGGGTGCCGTGCCCAGTCTGCCGCGAGTTCCAGACGCTGAAGTTCGCGCAGTTGCGCTGGCCGAAGGGCGAAACGGAAAAAGCGGTTTACGTCTGCGAGCATTGCGGGCAGGAGATTCACAACCACCAGAAGCAGGCGATGCTGGCGTGCGGCGAGTGGCGGCGCAGCGCTGTAGGCGACGGCAAGACGGCTGGCTTCCACCTGTCGAGCCTGTACTCGCCGGTCGGATGGTTCGCATGGTCGGATGCAGCCAAGCAGTTTGAGCAGGCGCAGAAGAATCCAGCGCTGCTCCAGGTCTTCGTCAACACCGTGCTGGGCGAGACGTGGACGTTGTTGGGTGAAGCGCCGGAGTGGCAGAAGCTGTATGACCGCCGGGAGCCGTACAAGGTTGGAACCGTACCGCCTGGCGGCCTGTTCCTCACGGCTGGCGCGGATGTCCAGAAGGACCGCATCGAGGTTGAGATCACTGCGTGGGGCCGTGGCAAGGAGTCGTGGTCGGTCGATTATCGGGTGTTCGAGGGCGACACCTCGCGGCCGCAGGTCTGGGAGAAACTCACCGGACTGCTGAACGAATCATTCTCCACCGAGTCCGGTCTGGAATTGCAGATCCTGCAACTCGCCGTGGATTCGGGCTTCGCCGCCATCGAGGTGTACCAGTGGGCGCGACGCCAGGGAGGGCGGGTGCTGGTCATCAAAGGCGATTCGCGGACGCCCGCGCTCATCGGATCGGCCGCCCCGGTGGAGGTCGGGCCGGCAGGCGCAAAACTGAAGCGCGGCGTGCGGGTGTGGCCGGTCAATTCCGGAATGGCCAAGGAAGAGTTGTACCGGTGGCTGCGCCAGGATCGGCCGACGGATGAGGACGTGGCGAAGGGGATTCCGTGCCCACCGGGTTATTGCCACTTCCCCCGCTACAGCGAAGAGTACTTCAAACAGATCACCGCCGAGCAGTTGGTGACGAAGATCGTCAAGGGCTATCGCCGACACGAATGGCAGAAGATGCGCGAGCGCAATGAGGCGCTCGATTGCCGGGTGTATTCGCGCGCGGCGGCTGGACGGGTCGGCATCGACCGTTTCCAGGAGAAGCACTGGGCCGACCTCGAGCGGCGGGTTGGCAGACCTCCGGTGAAGGAAGGCAAACAAGCACCGCAGCAGCAAACGCAACGCGCGGATGGCAGGCAAGCCGCGCGTAACCGGGTGCGTTTCAAGATGGATCTCTAATGGCATTCACTCAGTCCGATCTCGATGCTCTCGACTCCGCGCGCAAGCAGGGCGCGAGGCGAGTCCGGTTTCAGGATCGCGAGTTCGAATTCGATTCCGTCGACGATTACCTCAAGCTCCGGAATCTGATCCTGAACGACATCGCCCAGCAGTCCGGGCCGCAGCAAGTACGCCAAGTGCGCATCTACACGACGAACGGCTGGGGCCACTAAGCACAGTGCCAATCGAAACGTTGATGACGCTTGCGCGCCAAGCTGGACACGAGCCGATGCCGGTCCCGCGCGTGCCGCGAACCCGCGCGATGGGGACGTTCCCATTCGATGCTGCTGGTCGTGGGCGTCGTGGAATTGGATGGAATCCGCCGTTCCTTGGCCTCAACACGCTCCTGTTCTCGCACGGCCTGGAGCTGCAGTCGAGGAACCGCGACGCGGTTCGCAACAGCGCGTGGGCGGCTGCGGCCGTGGATTCGTATGTCGCGAATGCAATCGGTCGCGGCATTCGCCTGGTACCGCACCACCCGGACGAGAATGTCCGCGACCTGATTACCCGGAAGTGGAATCGATGGACTCGGGAATGCGATGTCGAGTACGACCCGCGGAATCCTGCATCTGGCCAGACAGACTTTTACGGCCAGCAGATGGTCATCGCGCGCGAAGTCATGGAGGCCGGAGAGTGTTTCGTCCGCTTCCGGCCGCGCTCGGTGAAGGAGGGACTTACGGTTCCGCTGCAACTCCAACTCATCGAGGCCGAGCAATTGCCGCTGTGGCGCACGGCGGTCGAGCAGCTCCCGCCCAAGAACTCGGTGCGGTGTGGAATCGAGTTTCAGCCAGATGGACGTCGCGCGGCGTACCACTTTTGGAAGGCCCATCCGGGCGAAACGATGTTCTTTCCGATGGACGCTCTTTCGGTCGAGCGAGTCCCCGCCACCGAAGTGCTGCACGTCTACAAGCCGATTCGCGCCGGGCAATTTCGGGGACAGCCGTGGCTCACGTCGGTGATCGCGAAGCTCTACGAACTGGAGCAATACACGGACGCGGAGATCGTCCGCAAGAAACTCGCGGCGATGATCACCGGGTTCATCACCCAGGCCAGCCCGGACAATCCGATCATCCCCCCGGACCAGTATCAGAACGGGCCGACTCAGACGGAGCCGGGAGCGCAGATCAGCAAGCTCGAACCTGGCACTTTCCAGGTGTTGAACTTCGGCGAAGAGGTTCAGTTTGCGGAAGCGAAAGACAGCGGCGATTTCAAATCGTTCATCAGGAGCTGCCTGCAAGCTTTCGCGAGCGGGGCGGGACTTGCCGAGTACCAGATCAGCGGCGACCTCTCTGGCATCAACTATTCTTCGATCCGCGCCGGCCTGTTGGAGTTCCGCCGCAAGTGCGAGCAGTATCAGCATTCCGTTTTCATCTTTCAAGTCTGCCATCCGGTGTATAAACGCTGGCTGCGCGACGCAATGCTGGCGCTGGTGTTCGGCATTGATCTGTTGAACGCCTACAACAAAGATCCCGAGCCATTTGAGGAAGTGCAGTGGGTCACGCCCGGCTGGCCGTGGGTTGATCCCGAAAAGGACATCAAGGCTTCCAACGATGCCATCCGCAGTGGGCTCTCTACGCGCTCTGGCGAAGTCGCGGCGCAAGGTCGCGATTCCGGGGCGGTGGACGCCGAGCAGGAAGCGGACAACAAGCGCGCCGACAAGCTTGGGCTGTCCTACGACAGCGATGGCCGGAAGGTCCTCAGCGGGCGCAACGCCGGATTGACGGAAGGCGAGATCCAGACGGATGCGAGCAAGGGAGAGGTGGATGTGAAGCCGTGACCAATCTGACTCGTCTTGCATCGCGGTTCGTGAACACGCCGCTCATGATTCATCCGCCCAAGCTGGACGTGATAGTCCAGGCGCTGGGGCCACGGTTGGGGATCGTTCCGGTGGCCGGCGTGAGGCTCGCGGAGCCATTCGCCGCCGCATACATGGAGCAGGCCGACGACAGCGGCTACCAGGTGATCGACGGCGTAGCGATCATTCCGATCCAGGGCGTGCTGACGAAAGCGGAGTCCTGGGTTTCGGCCCTGAGCGGTTGCAGTTCCTATGCGCAGATCGGGGCGTACCTCCAGGACGCGGTGAACGACGCAGGAGTGCGGGCGGTCCTTCTCCAAGTTGATTCGCCTGGTGGCGAGACCACGGGCTGCCTGGAACTGTCCGACTACATCTATTCGCTTCGAGGCGCGAAGCCGATTTATGCCGTCGCCGACGACTTCGCGTTCTCCGCAGCTTACGCACTCGCCAGCGCGGCCGACAAGATCTTCGTCACGCGCATGGGAGCGGTCGGCTCGGTCGGCGTGGTGGTTCTGCATACCGAGGATTCGAAGTTCAACGACGAGCAGGGGTTCAAGTACACCTACATCTTCAAAGGCGACAGGAAGGTCGATGGGAACCCGCATGAACCGTTGTCGGAGCGGGC